CCAGCAAGGCATCATTAACCGCCATGGCTGCAAAAAGCGTTTGGGTTGTTTGCCCGTGGCTTCTTGCAACCTGTGTTCAGCGATTCCCCCGTAGAGGGCCAAACGATGCAGAGACGCTGTAGCTGTAGCGGCTGGCTTGACCGGTGCGATGTGCGCTAACCCCTCCCGCAGGGAGGCTAGTGCTACACAGGTGTAGCAGACGCTGCGCTGACTTTACATCTTCAGGACCAATTCGGCGAGTTGGCGATTGCGGCCTTCACTCGTTTGGCGTAAGCGGGGTCCACGTGCATCAGCCGCTCGCCGTTGGCGTTGCGTCGATCGACGGCCGCGTTCTGCTGTTCGATCGAGGCGAACCGCATCGGGGGCTGGCCTCGTCCGCCGCTGGCCAGTCGTGGCTCGCTGCGCGTCCGTGGTGCGCTTTCGGCGGCTGCCGCTCTTGCCTGGATTGCCTTCACCGCAAAGGCAGCCAGCTCCTTGTTGCCGGAGTCGATCGCCGCGTTGTATCCGGCCAGCTCACCTTCGCTCAGGTTGGCAAGGGCCCAGCCGCTCAACGCACGAAACTTGTCGTCGCCGCCGACCGATTGCCGAATCGCCGCGCCATCCTCCGGGCTCAGCTGGGGAGCTGCGGCTGGAGAGGATGCCTTGATCCCATCGAGGTAGGTCTGCACCACGGCCCTGGGCAGGCCAGCCTTGGTGGCCAGCGCATCCACCTGCTCGCTCACGTCGCCCCCTGCCCGCAGGGTGGCATCGAGCTGCAGGGGGTTCACCTCAGCGGCGGTGAACAGGCCGGCCAGGGCATCGCCGTACAGCGCCTTACCCAGCTCGGGGGTGTAGGCCTCCGGCGGGAGCGTGTTCCCGGCGGTGGGCGCCTTGGCCTTAGCTTCCGCCAGGGCGATCACCTCCTTCAGCGACTTGCCCCGGTACTCCTCCGGGATCTCGTCGTCGGGAGCTTGATCGCTATCGGTGGCGGTGGTGGCGTCATCCACCGGGCTCAGCAGATCGGCCAGCGGGTCGTCGGCGTCCTCGCCCTCGGCCGTCGCTGGGGCAGTAGGCCGCCGGGGAGGCGTGGCCTGTTGCCGTTCCGCCCGCTCCTCGGCCGCCAGCATGCGATCGAGGGGGTGGGACATATCCCAGGCCTCGCTGGTCGGCTGGCTGCCTTCCGCCTCGATTTCATCCAGCACGGCGGTGAGGCGATCCTCCTCCCCTGGGCGGACCAGGTTGAGGAGCTGTTCCGGGGTGGTGCTCATGGTTCAGGGGGTTGTTGAGTGGGCGGGGAATCGCCCGGGTTCTGCTGCATCTGCTGAGCGGTGGCTGCAGCGGTGGCCAGCTTTGCCGGGTCCGCCATGGGAGATCGCATCAGCTGTTGCCCTTGCGCCGCCTGTTGCTGCTGGGCCTTGATCTCGCTGACCTTCTGCTCGGGCAGCACCAGATCGATCGCCTCGATCCCCAGGCCGTTGCTCAGCCTGGTGATGGCATCGCTCACATCGACTCGGGCCGCCACCTCCTGGGGGCCCACAATCTTGGCCAGTGTGTCCAGGCCCTGGAAGAATCGCAGCATCTTCTCCAGGTCGTTGCCCCGGCCAACTGCTGCCAGGCCAACACTGACGACCGGCTTGACCAGATCCTTGGGGAGCCTGATCTTCCCCTGGTGGGTCAGAACATGCAGCTTGCGGGTGATGTATGGGTTCTGGAACTCGGTCGCAAGGATGCTGTAGATGCCGACCTGCCCCTCATCCATCTGCAACGCCACCATCCGAATCTCCTCGGCAGTGGTCCGCTCCGAATCCCGGACGTTTGACATCATGAACGCCCGCTTTAGAGATGCCTCCACCTTGGCCAGGCGGGCCTCTGCCACAACGAGGCCCTGCCCCCTGCGGCCATCGGATCCCAGCTCCTTCACATCGTCTGGGTGGCCAACCACGTAGCCGCCATTCCGGCAGGCCACCAGATCCTTGATGCTGGTGACCCCGCCAGGGCGGACCACATTCTTCGTTTCGGCCGCGATCATTGCCCCCTCGGTCACGGCCTGGCTGAGGGATTCGGCGGTCTGCAGCGCGGCCAGACAGCGGGCCTCGATGTAGCCCGGCCCGTAGTCACAGTTATCGATCCTTGTGGCCCGCAGTGGCATCCACGGGGATATTTCCAGATCGACTTCGTGCTTCTGCCCGTCGATCTCCTCTCCCCTGCATTCCTGGCACCAGTGGACCTTCCCCTTGGCGTAATCCCACTCCACCCTGGTGTAAACCCTAATCACCTCTTCCTCGTCCATCACCTTGGCGGGTGCCAGCGGATCAGGGCTGTCGTCTTCGCTCTCTTCGTCATCGAGCAAGCCCAGGTGCTCGGCCACCACCTTCGGCAGGCTGTCCTCGGTGTAGCTCTCGCAGATCACTGCATCGAGCGGCCGGCCCATCGGGTCCCGCTTCAGCACGTAGCGGTTCAGGTGGAAGCACTGGAGTCCGTCCTCCTCGTCGTCGTAGAGCAGGACGTTGCCGGGGCCCACCAAATGGATCATGGCCTCCAGCACCACCGCTCGATCAGCCGTGCTGTTGATCTCGCGCAGCACCGATTGCTCCAGGGCCAGCAGGCTGCGGTCAAACTCCACCAGGGTCTTGGCGATGTCCTCCTCTGCCGTTCCGCCGTCTCGGGCATCACTGATCAGGGTGGCCCGCTGCTTCTCGTCGATCGTGTACTTGAAGAACGTCTCGCTGGCCGGCATGACCGCCAGTAGCCAGCGGCTCGCTAGGTGCTGGTGGCCCTCGGCGCCGATGTCATTCCATGGCAGTGGATAGGTCTCGGGCTGGCCCTGGTCCGGGTCGTTGGCGGCCGGCACCAGCCAGGGCAGCGTCAGCCGGCAGGCCCTCCGAGCCCGCGCCAGCCAGCGGTCACGATGGGACCGAAGCTTTTCGTAGCGCTGTTCGGCCGGGCCTTGCGTGGTGTCCATTTCAGGTTCCGATGTTGAGCCCAGCGCCGGCTGCCGTCGCGGCACCTGCCGGAGCGATTGTTAGGCCGATGGCCGGCTTCTTCTTGGGCTTGATCGGCTCGGTTGTCAGGGTCGATCCAGGGGGAGGGGCTGCTGCGGTGGTGGCGGTGGCGTAGGGCCCTGCCTGTGCCGGAGTGGCCTCGGACGCCATGGCTGCGGTCTGCTCCGCCAGTGACGCCTTGGCTCGATCGGCCTCGGCGTTGGCGGCGGCGATCTGCTGGTCCAGCTGGCTCTGCATCCGCTGGGTGGCCTCCATCGCCTGTTGTCGCGCCATCTCCATCTGCTGGTTCTGCGCGTTGATCTGGGCCTGGCTTGGGCCCTGGTAGACGACCCGTGGCGCTCGCGCACTTCCCCCTGCACACATGATCAGTACCCCATGGTGATGTTGAGGCCGGCGCCAGGGCCGGCGGCAGTTGTTGCTGCTGCTCGATCGATTCGCAGTGCCTGCTTGCCAGTCGGTCGCTTTTCACCGGTGCGATCGGAGCCGATCAACGGCGCCGCAGCTGGTTTCTCAGGTGGCGGCGCGCCAACCAGTGCCGCAAGACGGGCAGATTGCGCGGTCGTGTTGTTGGCCCGGGCCGTGGCGACCGCCTGCTCCTGGGCCTGCAGTCCGGCCCTATCGCGCACCAGGGCATCCAGCTGGCCCTGCTTGGCCAGCACATCGGAGCTCTGGGTCTGCTGCATCAGGGCCAGCTGCTGGCTGGCCATCGCGTCGTAGGCCCTGGTATCGGGCGTGTAGATGGTCGCCTGGGATCCCCCGCCGCCCATGCACATGGCTCAGTACCCCCTCCCGGTGTCCCATGCGGGCGGGAATACCGTGGGCTCATCGCCATCGCTGGTCAGCAGCTCAGAGCGCAGCCAGCGCACCACCTGGACCGCGCCGATCTGCTGCTGAATCTCCTTGTCCGTGGCCTCTGGGTGGGGGGCGATGTCGGGCCAAAGCGCCATTGCCCTTTCGACCAGCTCCTCCGCATTGACGGGCTTCGGCATTACATGGCTGCAGATTTCAGCTCATGCTACGGGGTGTCACCAGGCGGGGACCACAGGATCGGAAGCTCTCGATCCACGTCATACTCGCCGGCTCGCAGAATCCTGGCCAGCCGCACCTGGGTGATGGCATCACGGCGGGTCAGGCCGGCCTTCTCGAACGCCGTCAACACGGCCGCCCACATCGCTGCAGCATCGGGCTGTCCGGCCAGGAGGCCTTCCGCCTTGACCTTGCCGATGCCAGGGCAGCCGGGATAGTTGTCCGTGGTGTCGCCAATCAGCGCCTGCGAGAAAACATTCAGATCGGCCTGGTGCTCGGAAACCTTCATGAACTTCGTGCCTCGAAGGTGAAGACCGGGGATCCCCAGCAGGTCCTTGTCCTCCGAGACGATCACATCACCAGGGCGGCAAAGGATGCCCATCACATCGTCGGCCTCGACCTCGGCCAACGTGGCGATGTTCCAGCCCCGCACATCCCCGGCACCGATCACCCACCGGAGCAGCTGGCTGTAGCCGGCCGGCTTGCGGCTGGCCTTGCGGTTCGCCTTGTAGGGGGAGAACAGGGAATAGCGGAAGCTGGCGGCAGCGCCGAGGCACAGGTGCAGCTGGTGGTCCGGGAGCGCATCCCGGACGGATGCGAGCAGGTCCTGGAAACGGGCCTTTGCCTCGCCGTGACGGCAGGCATAGGTCCAGTCATCCGGCGCCCACTCGATCTCGTATTCGGACACGGCGGTGCAGCGGCGGAGATAGAGCTCCGCATCCACCAGGGCCCTGGGCTGGTCGGTCACTTGGTATCCGTGGCGATGGGGTCGATGAATTGAATCAGCCATAACGGCAAATTCTCTAGCTTCCCGTCAGGCCATTCGACTATGGCGGAGGTGGTCATCCCCACAGCATCATTTAGCTTTTCGTAGCGCACTCCGAAGCCGTGAAATACTGCTTCACCTTTCGGCGCCGCAGTTTGCCCGCCCTCTGGCAGCCAGATGATCTTACTGACAATTACGCGGCGGGTCACGATGCCACCTCCACCGGCACCGGGCGATCCCGCAGCCAGTCTTGGACCTGCTGCAGCATTTCGGGCGGGACGTACCGGGAGCGGAACGGCAGCCATCGAGTTCCGTCCCATTCACCAGCGGGGAGCCATGCGGCGCATTGGTCCAGAAACCTCCGCGTGCTGTTTTTGCGGACGAACGTAACGAGCCACTGGCCTTTGCAGGGGCCGCGGCCAGGGCGGGCGGTCACGATGATGCGGCCCATGCCGATCTGTCCATCGAGAATTGTGTAAGTGTCAGTCATCAGAGGATGGGGTCGTCGTTGTTGTGGCGGTTCCGGTATGCCTCCAGATCGCGGAAGAACATATCGGCAAATC